TTAGTCATGTTAAAAAATAACAAAGGATTCACATTAATTGAACTCATTATGGTTACGATTATCTTGGGTATTCTTGCAGCCGTGGCTATACCAAGATACACAAAGACACTATACAATGCAGAACTTAGAACTGAAAAGACATTTGTTAGTATGGTTTGGGCTGGATGCGAATCTGAAGCTCAAAACAGATTAATAGAAAGTGGTACAGAATCATGGCCATTTAATCCATTATCAGTTTTGGGTAGAAGTCGTAATGTTAAAATTAATTTAACATTGGGTATACCTAATGAAGATGACGAGTGGCAACTTGCGTTACCACAAAATTACACATTACTCAATGATAAACCAGCACTTATGCATCAAAGGCGGAATGATGAGGTATGGTATTACAGCTACGATTCAACAAGTTTTACACTTGCTGAAGAGCCTGTCGAGTATACTACTTCTCAGTAGTACAATTCTTAGTCAAGAGCCAGATGATTCTTTGGCTCTTGATTGGGATAATGTAAAATGGGTAGAGATTGTAGACATACCTAAAACAATAGTATACGAAGTGGATAACATAACTGCTACTGCAGGTGTGCGTGGAAAAGAATCGGAACATGAGATTTTAAACTATTTATATTATAGAAGGAGTATGAAAGAACCAATATGAAAGTAGAAAATGTTTTAGAAGTTATAGTTGGCACATTAATGGTTATTATAATCGCCATACTATTAATGCCAAAAGAAGAAGTTAGTAATGAACCTATCATTATAGAAGAAACTTTTAATGAATATCCTTTAACAGCCTGGCACGATACTGATAAAAAAGGTGACATTGTAAAGATTAGATATAGGGTTTCTAATAGAGATACATTTATAGAAGTTCTTGATGATAAAGGTAGGGTAGTTCACAAACAACCATTTCAGAGAAGTCCTTGGAAAGATGGAACTCCAAGAGATTTTACATATAATTGGATGTTATATTATACACAGGATTATGGAGATGAAATTCCACCTGGAGAATACGAAATACGAGTTTGTCACATATATTCAAGAAATGTTGATTTAAGTACTTGGATAACAATTTAACCGCAAAAAAAAGGGGTGTTTCCACCCCTTTTTCATTATCCGATAATAGCTATTTACGGAATAAACCCACCAACACCAACAAAGCGACTAACCCAGCGAAACCGGATTCGCCGAATGTGTTTATGATAGCTGTCAGGTTACCTATTACATTAACACCAAAGACTCCAGTTCCAAATATTACTTCAGAAACAGCACCTATGGCTACAAAGGACATAAGTAGATGAGCTATATCGTCCACCCAGCCTTTGACTAATGAGATGACTTCCTTCATTGTTTATCTCCCGTTTATTTTTCTTATCATTTAACAAAAAAGAGATTTTTAACTTCCGTTTTCTGTTGTTGGAATAATATTTCCAACATAAATAAATATAATATATACGATATTTCTTATTTCAATATATATAGTACAAACAAAAGTCTATTTTTGGGTTATTTAATATTTATTTATGAGTTATAATATCTATTTTTAATACAATACGAGGAAATCAAAATGAGTCAGGATTATGAATTATTTGAAGGTAAATCACTATCATCATTATTCAAAGATATTTATGACAATTCCAAACATAACAAAAAACAACTTGAAGTATTAGTTGGTGAAGTTGCTTCATTTATCAAAGATGGAGATATGGCTATTCAGTTAATTCCTATGATAAAAGAGTATTTGGACATAAATGTAAAGAATGATGAACAACTTGTCAAATTGGCAACTGTTGTACAACGATTAATTGCTGCCGAAAACAAAGGTGGTGCAGAAGCAGAATTCGGTTTATCAGATAAAGAGAAAGAACAATTACTAACAAGCATAGATGAAGTGGTTGTAGACATACAAAAAAAATCAGATAAGATATCAGACGATATACAATCAGTTAAGGAAAATTAATGTCATATTGGGGTAAAAGTAGTAATCCAGCAAGTAAGTCTACAGGAAAAAGACCAGTGCCACAATCACAAGAAAAATCAGGAGGACTTCCAACTAAACCTACTGTTATACAAATAGTTAAAAGTTTGTTGCCCAATCCAAAAGAAAATGAATTTTATGAATTAGAGATGGCAGAAGTTCTTGCTGTTATTTTAGATGAAGATGAGATTCCTGAAAAGGAAGATGGTAGTGATAAAGATTGGAAAAAATTTGGCAATATAGTTGCCAGAAAAGTTAACAGTGAGCGTGATGAGAAACCTGAAACTTTAACTCCTATTAGACCATTAGATCCATTTAAATATTCCTATCCACTTAGGGGGGAATATGTTATAGTGGTAAGTTATAATGGGGAACAATTTTATATAAATAATGTTAATTTTTTTGGTGATCCAAATAATAGCGTTAGTCCAGGTGGAAGTGGTGCAAGAGATGAAGATACTGTTGAAGAAGATTTTATTTATGAACATTTTGAAATAGACCATGATATTAGAAGATTATGGCCATATCAAGGTGATAATATCATTCAGGGAAGATGGGGAAATTCTATAAGATTAGGAAGTAATATTACACCCGATGCACATGAAGATGGAGATGATAAACCAGATTCACCAAATATTCTTATTAGGGCAGGTCAGTTAGTAGATGCAGATACTTTTGGTAAAAGTGGAATTGTACAAGATTTAAAAGAATCTCCCAAGAAACCAGTTGAAGAAGATATAAATGCGGATGGTTCTTCTATCTGGATGACTACAGACCAATCTGTTAAACTTGATATTAAAGGTTCAAATGCAGTTAATCATGTATTTATGACTTCTAAACAATCAGATGACCAACCAAAGAATGGTGGAAAACAGATTGTACTTAATTCTGATAGAATTACTTTTAATACTAAACAAGGTAAGATACTTGGATTTAGTCATGATGGTATTGGATTTTCTACACAACAATCTTTTACGGTTGATGCTGATGAAACTATGGAATTAAATGTTGGTGGTGGATCTGGTGGTCCTGGAAGTACACTTTCGATGACAGATACTACTTTACTTATGACAAGTCCAACTAACGCTGGATTGAGTATTGGAACTGATCGTTCAATATTATCAAGTCCTTGTCCATCCATTTTAACTTTAGCTGATTACGCAAACATAACTTCGTGTAAAGGTGCAATATTACATCTTGATGATTGTGCAGGATTAAAAGATAATCAAGGTTCGTTTATTAGAATAGGTGGAAAGGCACAAGGGATAACTGGATATGTAAAAGATAGAGATGATATGGGACAACAACATCTTGTTTATGGAGAAGCATTAACTGATATATTAGATGAACTTATTACATCTATTTTAAATATAACAGCAATTCCAACTGGAGCGGGACCAAGTGGACCTATAAGTGCAACACCATCACTTGCAGATTTTGAAAGTATTCGTGCGAAACTTTGTGATTTATTAATGAAACCAGAATAATAATGGCACTTAACAAGAATACACTAAAACAAAATTTAATAGATAATTTTACGAATGTAAGAGATAACGTAAAAAGTCAAAAAGATTCTGCAAAAGGATTTGCAACTGCTATTGTAGATTATGCAAAAGAAGCAGAAGTTATTGTTACTACACCACCATTTACACCAGCGACCACCCCGTATCCCGCAAGTCATGTAATTGGAAGAAAAGTAAAAGTTAGTGGGGCCACTTTATCACCCGGCAAAGCGGCAATGGAGTCTCAAATTATGGCAAGTTTTAAATTAATGGATCCAACTATGAATTTAATTTCTTTAAGTATTGTAACATTTGCAGCACTTATGTTAAATTTTAGGACAGGATCTATAAATGCAGTGGGAACTACATTAATGGCAGCCCCACCTATATTTTTACCATCAACCAAAAAGGGAATGGATGGTGGAAGTATAGTAGATGTGTGTAATGAAATGGCTAAAGCAATAGATACATCGTTTAAGGCATCTATGTTTACTGGAATTGTTACTGCAGGAAGTGCAGTAATACCGGCGCCACTGGTAGGAACTTTAGTTTAGGATATTATTATGGCAATAGCAGAAGTAAAAAGTGTAATAAATTCATGTTTTATAAATGGAAGTTCCGCCTATGTGGGTCAGACGATTGATTATGGTGATTTAATAGAAACGTATAATATCAGTATTGGATTATTGGAGTCCAAACTGAGTTCAGATACTAATAATGATGGTATATTAACCATTCAATTTATTGAAAAAGAAGAAAAAATGAGGATAAAACCACATTGTAGAGTTATTTTTCAGGCTGGTGATCGTGGATTATGGGCAGGACCTAATACAGTAGGATTAAGTGTAGAGAGTAGAGTTTTTGGCAGACCTACAAATCCACCACAATTAGGAAACATTACATTGCCTTTGGGAAAAGTATATATAAATGGAAAAGGAACATTTGGAGTTAGATCAGCAAAACCAAATGAAAAAATATTTTCAGGAGATATAATTACAACTCAGGGAAAGTCAAGAGCGGAGATTAAAACAAAAAAGGGTGAAAAATTTAGAATTCATGAAAATGTAGAATTTTTAGCATCTCCAGAAACATTTGATAAAGCTAAAAAAGTGGGGGGTAACGTAAGTAAGAAAGATCTGGGGTGGTTAGCGACAGCCAAAGTTGCATTTGGAACACAAAAAAGAAATAATGTTCGTGGGCCCACATCCATATCTGCAATTAGAGGATAAAGATAAAATTAAAATATTTATTAAATAAATGAATAGGAGTTATTAAAATGAAGAAACAAGAGTTAGTAAAAATAATTGAAGCCGTAGTTCGTAAAGAAGTGAAAAAACAAATGAATGAGATATTTATTAAAGAAGAAAACTCATCTTCACTTACCGAATTAGTTTCAAAACCATTAACCGAAAAAGAGTTCAAAGAACCTATTAGAAAACAGTATAAAACTAAACCTAAAAAGGAAGTAAATTATACATCAAACAAAGCTCTTAACAAGGTTTTGAATGAAACCGTTGGTGGAGTTCCACAAGGTGAAAGTGGAGGTCCACAAGTTGGGGGATATGAAGATTATCCAACTTTAGGTGATGGAACATTTGATTCGAGTAAGATAAATGATGTTTTAGCAGGTTCACCACCAGGAGTAGCAACTACTGAAACCGTAAAACAGAAGAAACGAGATATAGGAGCAGTTCAGACTATTAAGAATGCAAGAGTAAATGTTGACCAAGTTCCAGACCATGTACAAGATGCATTAACAAGAGATTATTCAGCAGTTATGAAGGCAATAGACGAGAAAAAAGGTGGGACGAATTTTCGTCCATAACGGAGTAAAAAATGGGTAGAGCACGAAGTGCATTAGAATTAGATTTAGATCCAGATGTAACTATTGGTTTAGGATTACCTATGCAACATGATGATGTAAATGGGTTTTTTCCTGGAACATCTACTACTCTTTCACAGACGGGAAGTAATATTAGAAATTTACTTTTAACAAATAAAGGTGAAAGAGTAGGACAGCCTACCTTTGGTGCAGATATATTTTTAACTTTGTTTGAACCAATGGGTGATGAACTTATTACCAGTGTTGAAGAAAAAATATCAGAGGCAATGGCGGATTGGTTGCCTCATGTATTAGTTAATAAACTTGTGGTTGAACCAGATGAAGTAGAAGTTAATCAGATGAATATTGAACTTGAATTTAGTCTTGTAATGAACCCAACAGTTTATGAGGCTATAACTTTAAGTTTTGCTACTGGTGAATAATTTAGTGGAGAAATAAAATGGCAACAAGAGTCCAAAAGGATGTTAGATATTTAAATAAAGATTTTGGTGCTTTTAGAGAAGGACTAATAGAGTTTGCAAAAACATATTTTCCAAACACATATAATGATTTTAATGAGACGTCACCTGGAATGATGTTTATAGAAATGGCATCATATGTAGGTGATGTTCTTTCATACTATGTAGATAGTCAATTTAAAGAAATGTTATTAGCTTATGCGGAAGATAGAAAAACTATTTATGAAATGGCTCAGGTATATGGATATAAACCGAAAATAACTCAACCTGCATTTACAAATGTAGACGTTTTTCAAACAGTTCCTGCAACTGGAACAGGAACAGCAGTAAAACCAAATATGAAGTATGCTTTAACTATTAATGAGGGTACACAAATCACTTCAAATAATGGTACAATATTTAGAACATTAGAAGATTGTAATTTTAAATTTTCGGGTTCATTTGATCCTTTAATTATTGATGTGTATGAGGTAAATCAAACAACTAAAGTTCCAACATTTTATTTATTAAAAAAGACTGTAAGAGTACAAAGTGGAACTATTAAATCAGAAACTTTTGTATTTGGTGCAGCAGAATCATATCCACGAATAAAAATATCAGCTACTGATGTAATAGAGGTAATTTCTGTAACTGATAGTGATAATAATATATGGTATGAAGTTCCATATTTGGCACAAGATACTACTTTTGTAGAAGTAGAAAATACAGCAGCAAATGATCCAAGTTTAGTTCAGTATAATGATACTGCACCATATCTTTTAAAATTAAAAAAGACACCAAGACGATTTGTTACTTACATTGTACAGGATGGTAAAACAGAATTAAGATTTGGTTCTGGTATATCAGATAGTCCAGATGAAGAAATTGTTCCAAATCCAAATTCAGTTGGTTCTTCATTACCAGGAAGTCCAAGTTATCTTGATACATATTTTGATCCAGCAAACTTTTTGAAAACAAAAGCATATGGACAGGCACCAGCAAATACAACTCTTACTGTTAAATATTCATATGGTGGTGGTATAAGTGATAATGTTGCAGCAGGTTCAATATCAAATATAACTGATATTGGATTTACACAGGTTACTACTGGTCTTAATGCAGCCTTAGTTACTTCGACTCAAAATTCAGTGGCGATAACTAATCCATATCCAGCAACAGGAGGAAAATCAGCAGAATCTACAACTGAAATTAAAAATAATGCATTAGCATTTTTTCAGGCACAAGGTAGAACGGTAACAAAAGAGGATTATATTACAAGAACTTATGCGATGGGCAATAAATATGGAGCAGTAGCAAAGGCTTATATCGTTCAAGATGAACAATTAAATATTCCAAGTATGCAAAAAGAAACTGCAGATGGTTCAAATATTTTTGTTGATGAAAGAAATTTAGATCAACTTAAAACTAAAAATGTACAATCATCTATTAAAAGACTTCCAAATCCAATGGCTATGAATCTATATACACTTGGATACACTGAAAATAAAAAACTTACTCAACTTAATGTGGCAGTTAAAGAAAATCTTAAAACATATCTTAGTCAGTATAGATTAGTAACAGATGCGGTTAATATTAAAAATGCATGGATTATTAATATAGG